TGATGGATGAAATTGCAAAAGTGATGGGAGACCGTAACTACAAAGTAAAAGCCAAAGGTGGAGCTGTAACGCCTATGGAAATGGGTGGCGAAGTCATGGACACAACCAAGTCTATGCTCGTTGGTATGATGGACGGTGGTAAAGTTAAGAAGATGAACATGGGCGGTGTAGTACCCGGCAGAGGTGGAAAGTTCAAAGGAGTTAGGTAGTGTCAGACGAAGCCGACAGAATCAGAACTTACCAAGAATTAGCAAGGCGTGGTCAAGCTGTGCCTGGTAAGAACTTTGGAACTGGCGTTACTCCTAAGACAAAAAAAATAGTGCCAAAGGTTAAAGTAATCGATACAACCAAAATGAAGCAAATTAAGTTACTGAAATATGGTGGTAATGTGAGTAAAAAGAAAGATTCAAACGCTCATTTAAAAGGTGTAGCTACTGTTGTTAAAAACATTTCTTCTGGTAAAACAGGTATTAAAACAGCAGATAAACAAAAGAAAAAAGATGCTGTGCAGATGGCAAAATTAAAGCGTGGCAGTAAAGCTCCGAAGGTTAGAGCTAAAGCACAAACTTTTGATATTACTCCCAAAAAAGGTGGAGCATTTGACGTTAACAAAAACACTATTTTTCAAGCGGCAAATGGTGGCGAAGTTATGAACATGACTAGATCAATTATGATTAACCCAAAGACAGGAGAGTAATGTGTCTCAACCAAAGGCAAAGCCAAAGAATTTTAAGAAGACTGTAGAAAAACAAAAAAGAGATAAAGCTATAGCAGATGGCGATATGACTATTGGTGATTTCAATGAAATGACACCATCAATGATGCAGGACTTTTACAAGAACGCAAGTAAAGTTAAAAAGATGGAAGGTGGCGGAGAAGCTGTGCCATCAAAGTTCAAAGGCTTTTCAAAACTACCTGAAGGCGTTCAACAAAAGATTGACCCTAAGTTAGCATCTAAATATGAATATGGTGGCAAAGTTAAAAAGATGAAGTATGGCGGTTCTGTCAAAGGTGGCAAGATGTCATGTCGCGGCATGGGTAAAGCAATCAAAGGTGGCGGTTACACAATTAGTTAGGATTTAAAATGGCAATTGAAAAAATAAATGGTATTGATGGTGTAATTCCTCCAGAGATAGAATCTAGCTTAATTGAATTAGCACAACAGCCTATACTTGAAGGTGTTAATGAATTAGAAGATGGATCAGCTATTATTGGTGAAATGGAAATGGAGGCAGAAGCTCCTATTGCTATTCCGTTTGACGCAAACTTAGCCGAACATATTGACGAAGATGTTTTATCAGAAATATCTAACGAAATTACTGGTAATATTGAAGACGACACAAATTCAAGAAGCGATTGGGAAGAACAATATAAAGGTGGACTAGAACTTCTTGGTATGAGTTACGAAGACAGATCAGAACCTTTCGAGGGAGCATCTGGAATAGTGCATCCACTACTTGCTGAATCTGTGACACAGTTTCAGGCACAGGCATATCGTGAAATGCTACCCGCTGGAGGACCAGTTAAGACTTCAATTATTGGAGCAGAAACTCCAGAAGTAACAGCTCAAGCAGAGCGTGTTAAAAACTACATGAATTACCAGATAACTTATGAGATGGAAGAATATGATCCTGAATTAGATCAAATGTTATTTTATCTTCCAATCGTAGGTTCAGCATTTAAAAAAGTTTACTTTGATCCAACAATGCAAAGAGCTGTCAGTAAGTTTGTGCATTCTGAGGACTTAATCGTTCCTTACAGTGCAACTGACCTAGCGACTGCGACAAGAATAACTCACTGCATTCGTATGGATAAAAACGAAATTAAAAAATTACAATTATCAGGATTTTACAGAGATATAGACCTTCCTAGTTCTGGTGCTGATTCAGATGGCACGAATGATGTGAAGGATACAATTAATGACATAGAAGGCATTACGAGCAGCTCTTCACAAAATGAAGAGATGATGATTTATGAGGTTCATACAGATTTAGATATTGAAGGCTTTGAAGATATTGGAGCTGATGGTGAACCAACAGGATTGAAAATGCCCTATATTGTCACAATCATGGAGGACACTGGGGATGTCTTATCAATCAAGAGGAATTTCAACGAAAGTGATCCACTCCGTAGGAAAGTGCCTTATTTTGTTCATTATAAGTTCTTACCTGGTCTTGGGTTTTATGGTTTTGGTCTCACACATACTATAGGTGGTCTTTCCAGAGCTTCTACGTCCATTCTAAGGCAGTTAATAGATGCTGGTACACTATCTAACCTACCAGCAGGTTTCAAGGCTAGAGGAGCTAGAATAAGAGATGACGAGACACCTCTTAATCCTGGCGAGTTTAGAGATGTCGATATGGTTGGTGGCGATTTAAGGCAAGCTATTATGCCATTGCCATTCAAAGAACCATCACAGACCTTATATTCTCTTATGGGAACATTAATAGATTCTGGCAGACGTTTTGCATCTATGGCTGACATGAAAGTTGGTGAGATGAATGGCAACGCTCCTGTTGGCACAACTATGGCTATTATGGAGCGTGGCACGAAGGTCATGTCTGCCATTCATAAGCGTCTTCATTATTCACAAAAGATTGAGTTTAAATTACTAGCTCGTGTGTTTGCTATGGATGTTCCAATGTATCCATATCAAGTGCCAGGAGCGCCTCCAGAAATTAAACAAAATGATTTTGATGACAGAATAGATATATTACCTGTCTCCGATCCTAATATATTTTCAATGTCACAACGTATTGCTTTAGCTCAAACACAATTACAGTTGGCTCAAAGTAATCCAGAAATTCATGGGCAGAATGGCATGTATCAAGCCTATCGTAAAATGTATGAAGCATTAGGCGTTACGAACATAGACCAAGTGTTGCAGCCTCCCCCTCAACCTATGCCCATGAACCCAGCAAAAGAAAATCAGGAAGCATTGAGAGGTGGAACGCTGACAGCATTCCCAGAACAAAATCATCAAGCTCATATAACAGCTCATTTAGCTATGATTTCTACTCCCGTTGCACAAGCTAATGCTGCAATACTTATGACACTACAAGGTCACATATCTGAGCATATGGCTATGATGTCAGAGATAACAGCTCAACAAGAAATTATGGCAACAATATCTCCAGAGCAACAAATGATGATGCAACAAGATCCTAATATGCAAAAGCAAATTGCAGATCAAGTGGCATCAAGAGCTGCAGAAATATCTGCTGAAGTAAGTGAGCAATATGCACAATCTCTAACTCCACCACCACAAGAAGACCCTCTTGTTACTATAAGAAAACAAGAGTTAGCTTTGAGAGGTCAGGAGATACAGCAAAAAGAACAGCAATTTCAACAAAAACAAGAAATGGAAATGCAAAAAGAAAATAACGATGTAATGATCGATACTCAACGTCTTCAGCAACAAGATGAAATTGCTCAAGACAGAATACAAACTCAACGAGATATAGCAGCTATGAACGCTATGGGAAGGAATAAAAATGGTTAGTTCAGTTCGTGCAGGAATGATTGCACAAGAAAAAGAAAAGAAGAGACAAACAAGACTTGCTGAACAAGGCATAGTAACTTCACCAGAAGTTGTTATGAAAGCAGTAGTAAAACAAAATCCTTTGGAAGTATTAGAGGTTATAGCAGATGTCGTACCAAAAGCGGAACAAAGTACAAAAGAAAATAAACCAAAGAAAAAAAGTAAAGCCAAAAAACAAAGCAAGAATAATAACAAAGTTCTCAAAGATAGCTAAACCTCAAAGGTTTGAAGGTGTTTTTTAAATGGTTGTTGCAGAAATTTTAACGGGTATTGCGCTTGTTCAGAAAAGCGTTGAGTTTATTAAAAGCAACATTAATACAGTTCAAGATATATCAGGCATAGCTAAACAGATAGATGGGTTCTTTCTTGGCGAAGAACAAATGAATAAAAAGCAAGGCAAAGGCATGTCTATTGCTGAACAATTTGGTTCAGTAGAAAAGTCAGCAGATGATTTTATTAATAGAAAACTTCTAGAAGAAAAGCGTGAAGAATTAAAGTTTATAATCAACATGAGGTTTGGGCCAACAACTTGGGATCAAATAATTGCTGAAAGAGCCAATAGAATAAATGAAGCAAAAGAAGCACAACGTCAACAAAGAGTTAAGGCTAGACAGCAAAAAGAAGAAATAATGGAGATTATAAAATGGGTTGGTTATTCTCTTATAGCCATAGGCGTGCTGATGTTTACGTTAGTCTTAGGGCTTAAAGCCTTTGCCTACGAATACAAAAGTAGAGATTACACAAGGCAACAAAAAATATGGCAGGGGAAAATAGAAGAAAAGAAATACACAACTTGTAGATTAAAAAAAATAGTTAAGTCACAAATTACTGGACAACAAGCGTGTATATATCAAGGTGGTAATAAAACATTTGAAATGATGATAGAAAGAAACTGTCCAAAGCAATATAAATGTTATTATAATCCTAATGGTGAAGAACCAGATATTGATAAAGTAATGGAGAGTCTAAGGAGCATAGCCAAATGACCGATGAAAAAAAGAAATTAATAAACTTAGATTTAAGTAACAATTCTTTTGAACTGTCGCTGAGAATATTAGGCAACGAGTTCGTGGCAATCAAAATCGGCTCAACAAATTTTAGTGGGAAACTTATAGCTGGTGGAATCTTGTTATTGTTCTTTACTTTAGTTTTGTTGGAAGGTTTTGGATTAAATGAGATTTTAATACAATGAATTTTGAAACATTTTTAAGATGGAAAATTTTACCAAGATTTATGATGCTTGCTAGTACTATAATGTCTTGGAGATGTGCTGAATGGTTTATGGATTTACCTGAACCTACAATGCAACAATCAGCCTTTGTATCTGTGGTCATGGGTGTAATGACAGGTATCTTTGGTATATGGATGGGTCACGAACATAAGGGAGACAGCAATGTTAACAGCTCTAATAGGACCAGTAAGTAATTTACTTGGTAAGTTTATAGAAGATAAAGACATGAAAAACAAGTTGGCACATGAAGTGGCAACTATGGCAGAGAACCATGCTCAAGAATTAGCTAAAGGTCAACTAGCTATAAATCAAACAGAAGCAAAGCATAGATCGATCTTTGTTGCCGGATGGCGCCCCTTTATTGGTTGGACATGTGGTATTGCCCTATGTTGGCATTTCGTGCTTGCGCCCGTTACTATGTTTGTATGTGCATATTTAGCAGTAGAAATACCAGAGCTTCCAACTTTTGACATGGGTTCACTTATGACGGTTTTAATGGGAATGCTCGGATTGGGCGGCTTGAGGTCATTTGAAAAGTACAAAGGATTGACTAAATAATGTTATGGCATTGGTTGAGATTAGCTAAATTTTTTAATAAAATTGGTAATTATTTCTATTATAAGCATGTAAAATGTTTGAGAGTATCACAACGTAGGGGAAAATAATTGTGGACGGAATTAAATTAGCAGAGTATTTATATAAGAACATACGTCAGAGAAAAGAGGAATTAGCTCAATCTTTGGCTGATGGTTCGATAGACTCAATGGAAGACTATCGGTTCATAACAGGTCAAATACGAGGAATGACTTGGGTTGAAGAAGAATTAAAATCCTCGATGAAAGGTACAGACTTAGATGACTAAGAAACTGATCGTGCCAGAGCGGTTTATGGCACAGAAAAAAGTAAACCCAACTCCTCCTTCTATAAGTAAAGCATTTGATGATAAAGACGATGCTAATCCAAACTCAAAAGACCCTTCTAAAATGGAAGGATCAGCTCTTGATCGTTTACCCAAGCCAACTGGTTACAGAATGCTTGTCATTCCGTATTACGTTCCAGAAAAGGTAAATGGTATTATCATACCTGATAAGACTAGAGATCGTGAGAGTTTTGCAAGTGTTGTTGCCTATGTCGTAAAAATAGGTCCTGACGCTTACAAAGATAAAGATAAATTCCCAAGTGGAGCGTGGTGTTCTGAGAAAGATTGGGTACTTATGGGTAGATATGCTGGAAATAAGTTCAAAGTGGACGGTTTAGAGCTAAGAATCATAAATGACGATAATATTATCGCATCTATACTTGACCCTAAAGATATTTCTTATATATAATGGAGAGCATGATGAATAACGATACACAGACTCAAGAAGCACAGGAAGAAAATTTTGTCTATGAAATAGAAGATGAAACACCTGTTGTTGAAAAAAAATTAGAAACTAAACCTGAAAAAGAAGTTGAAGAAGACCGAACAATTGTTCAGGAAAAAACTGAAGAACCAGAAGAACTTGAAGCATATAGCGACAATGTTCAAAAAAGAATCAATCAATTAACTGCTAAACGTAAGCAAGCATTGGAAGAAGCAGATGCAGCTTATAATTTTGCACAACAGCAAAAAGATGAGAACGAACAATTAAAGCAACAGCTTAATCAGTTAAATCAAGGTTATACCTCTGAATTTGGTAATAGAATTGAATCACAAACTGCTCAAGCTAAGAAACTTTACAAGGAGGCTTTTGATGCTGGAGATGCTGACAAAATGTCTGAAGCGAGTGACCTCATGGCTAAACTCGCTATTGAAAACGAAAGACTTAGAATCCAAAAAGCTCGTACTGAGCAAGCGGGAACAACTAGAGATAATGAGGCAAAGGGCGATGTCCAACAGACCCCTACGCAAACGAGGCAGACCAACCAAAAACAAGACTTAGACCCAAAGTTACAAAAATGGCTAGATAACAATTCTTGGTTTGGAACTGATATGGTTATGACCCGTGGAGCGCAAGCAATACACGAACAATTAGTAGCACAAGAAGGATTCGATCCATCTACTGACGATTATTATTCTGAAGTCAGTAAACGTATGGCTGGTGAGTTTCCTCATAAGTTTAAGGGAGTACAGAAGAACGCCCAATCTGTTGCTCCTGCGTCCAATGGACGGTCAATCAAAAAGGGTGGTAAAAAAACTATTGAGCTTAGTCCAGGTCAAGTGGCATTTGCAAAAAAGATGCGAATACCATTAGAAAAATATGCACAGGAAGTAGCAAAAATAGAAAAAAATAAGGGAGCAGCGTAATGGCAGACCGTACTAATCGAGAGTCGCAAACTCGTGAAAAAACTGCGAGAGTACAACAGTGGAAGCCACCGTCAACACTTGACGCTCCAGAAGCACCTGTGGGATATAAGCACAGATGGATAAGAGAACGAGTTATGGAATATGATGATAGATCAAACATCCATAAACGATTGAGAGAAGGATATGAATTAGTTCGTGCTGAAGAATATCCAGACTTTGATGCACCTATAATTGATGAAGGCAAGAATGCTGGAGTAATCGGTCAGGGTGGTCTTTTGTTAGCACGGATACCTGATGAACTTGTTGAGCAGAGAAATCAATATTATCAAAGCAAAACAAATAATCAAATGGAGGCTATTGACAGAGATATGATGAGAGATTCAAATGCTGCAATGCCTATGCTTAAACCCGAGAGAAGGTCTCAAGTCGCTTTTGGTGGCAAGAAGCCCGACTCATAATTTTAATTTTTAGGAGATAGAAATGGCAAATCAAGATGCTGCTTTCGGAATGCGTCCTGTCAAAAGAATAGGTGGAACACCCTATACTGGAGGACAATCCCGATATAGAATCGCTGCCAATTATGGAACTGCTATATTTCAAGGTGACATGGTTATGCAAGTCACTGGCGGAGGCGTGGAAGTTCACGCTGATGGTGGTACTGTTCCAATAGTTGGAGTGTTCAATGGTTGTAGATTCACAGACCCTACAACTAAAAAGGAAACTTTTTCCAACTTTTACCCTGCAAGCACAAATGCTGCGGACATTGAGGCTTTCATTATAGATGATCCAAGTGTTGTCTACGAAATCCAAGCTGACGCTGCGTTTCCAGTTGCAGATTTATTAGGTAACTTTGACATTGTTTATACAAGTGCAGGTAGTACTGTAACTGGTATTTCTGGTGCAGAGTTAGATGTAACAACAGGTGCAACTACCGCTGGTTTACCTCTGAAAGCGATTGATATTTCGCAAGATCCAGAGAATAGCGATGTTTCATCAGATGCAACCAATGTCTACGTTGTGATTCAAAATCACATCTTTGGACAAAAAGGTGCAGGATTAGCATAAGGGAGTTTAGATTATGGCTATATCAAGAGCGCAACTAGTTAAAGAACTAGAACCTGGTCTAAATGCCCTTTTTGGCATGGAATATGACCGTTACGACAATGAGCATGCAGAAATCTACGACACAGAATCTTCAGACAGAGCGTTTGAAGAAGAAGTGATGATTAGTGGTTTCGGTAATGCTGCAACTAAATCAGAGGGATCTGGAGTTGCATTCGATAGTGCAAACGAAGTATATACATCAAGATATACAATGGAGACTGTTGCATTAGCTTTCGCATTAACTGAGGAAGCAATGGAAGATAATCTTTATGACCGTCTTGGTGCTAGATACACAAAGGCACTAGCGAGATCAATGGCACACACCAAGCAAGTAAAATCTGCTTCAGTTCTAAACAATGCGTTTAGTTCTAGCTTTACTGGTGGTGATGGAAAAGAGCTTTGTGCTACAGACCATCCTCTAGGTGGTGGTGGAACATTCTCAAATGAGCCATCAAGTGCCGCTGACTTAAACGAAACATCATTAGAAAGTGCATTAATTGACATTTCTAATTTTGTTGACGAGAGAAACATGATTGTAGCTCTTCG